AACTATCAGCTTTAGTATTTACAACAAGACCGGCAAGTGAAATAGGAACACATGATACTGCTAACGAATGGGTAGGCATGGACGATTTTAAACCTTATGAAGATGAGTACAAATTAGTTGTACGATTTGAAAATCAGTTTGATAAAGAAGAATTGATGGAAAAAATAGGAGTTACTTTAGTTAATAAAGAGTTTGGAAAGACTTCTAGTATTTGGTATCCGGAACGACCGAGAGAAAATCCAAGTGCTATCTTTTTTGATGAGCAATAAATATCCGGTATATATAATATCTAAAGGACGACATGATGTTTGCTTTACGGCAGATATGTTTAAAAAGTATAAAGTACCTTTTAAGATCGTAGTTGAGCCACAAGAGTTTGACGACTATTCAATTTTTTATGATCAAGAAATACTTATTAAAACACCTTTTAGCAACTTAGGTCTTGGATCAATACCGGCTAGAAATTTTGTTTGGGAGCATTCTAAGGATTTAGGGGCTAAACGTCATTGGATTTTTGACGATAACATTAGGCATACTAGATACTTTTGGAATGGTAGAAGAATAATTGTAAATCCTAATATTGCTTTAAATGAGATCGAGAAATTTACAGATAGATATACAAACATAGCAATTAGTGGAATGAATTACACATTCTTTGTTAATAAAGGAGTGAAAAAACCCTATTGGCATAATAATCGAGTATTTTCTAATTTACTTATTGATAACTCACTAGATTTTAGATGGCGTGGAAGATATAACGAAGATACAGACTTATTTTTACAAGCCATGGCTAAGAAATACTGTACTGTTTTATTTAATGTATTCATGATCGACAAAAATGCTACGTTAACTATGAAAGGTGGAAACATGGGAGAGTTGTACAAAGGAGATGGACGACTAAGAATGGCTAGAGATCTTGAAGAACAATGGCCCGGAGTGGTTAAAACAGTAAGAAAATACGGCAGACCACAACATGAAATAGTTAATAAGTCCTTACAGTTCGATACACCTTTAATAAGACGGACTGATATTGATTGGGATAATATAGCTAAAGAGAAGCTACAAATGAAGATAGTAAAAGTAGATGAGATCGAAAGTGAACGACTAGAATTAGCAGTGGATAACTATAATGAGTGAAATTGAATGGCAAGAAGATGAAACATATAGCGATTACAAAAGAAGAAAGCATGCAGGTATGCAAGGCATGGGCCAAAAGACTGTGAAGAATAGAGAGAATTGGACTGAACAACAAAAGCGTGGACTAAACAATAAAAATAAGGGACGCAGAAAACAAAATATAGCTAGAAAAAAATTAAAGATTCCAGATACCAAGTTTAGAGCGCAGATGGGACACGAAGAGAATTGGCGTGGAGAAGTTAAGGTAGAAGTTAAAGCAGGAAAACAAGTTCAAACTCTATGGAAAAAATATCAAGAAGCTAAAGAACAGGCAAACAAAAATAATATTATAGGAGATACAAGACCATTTGTTTATGTAGCTATGCCAGACGGAACGACTAACGGTTTAGTAGCTTTTGAAATAGATGAGATCGAAAAGGTTATATTAGGCTTTTTAGAGACATGGGAAAAACAGGAACTGATATAACAACACTTTAGTTCTATGTCGACTATTTTAAAAACTTTCTTACTTATAAGTTTACATTACTTTAATCTAAGATTAATCTTATATTAAGAGATTCGATACGACAAGGATTTAGGGAGAGGGGCGAAAATCCTCCGCAAAAACTAAAAACCTAAACGAAAAACCTTAAGAATTCGAATCTCTTACCAAAACAGAGAGAGAGAAATGGCAAACATAAAAAGATACAAAGAAAACTACTGTTACAACTGTAATCGTGAGCTTATGAGACAAACTGCTAATGTTATTTACTTTAAAACATTAAATGATTTTGCAGATGTTTGTAAATATTGCTTAATTGATGATCCAAAATTAGGTAGATTATAAACACAATAAAATAAATCTTATATTAAAGTAGAAAATACAAAGGAGTTAATTATGCAACCTAAATTTAATCCGGTTAGTTTAGCTGAAATAGCAGATATGATTGGAACGACTAGACAAAAGGTAGCGTCATACAAATATCATGGTAAGCTACCCGATCCGGCTAAGATTTTAAAGTGTGGTCCATTATGGGATCATGACGAAATAGCAGATTTCATAAATACAATTGGTTTTACAGATAATCGCAAAAAATAACTTGTCATAGTTTAAGTTATAATTTCTTTATACATAAAAGGAGAATATGACAAAACGAGAACAACAGATTGCATTAAGTAAAGACTGGAACAAATCAGTCATAAAACAATTAAAAATGTCTTACGGATCAATAGATTATGTAGAACATACTCAAGTAACACAAAGACTAATTGCTTTAATACCTGATGTACAAATGATTTTAGGACATCACATATACGATACAGTAGAAGATGATAACGGGATTCAAAGAAAATTTTTGACCGGTGTCGAGTATACAGTTAAAGGTACTATTGATGGCTATTCAAGGTCTGTTACTGAAATAGGAATGTGTGACAAACCATTTTTTACAGAGGGAAATAAAAAAGTAGCTAACAACGGAGAACGAGCCAAAGAATGCATATCAGACGCTATAAAAAGATGTGCTATGCGACTTGGTGTTGGAATAGAATTGTACGACACATCAGCTTGGCTAAATCCTTATCTTAGTGGTACAGATAAAGAAAAAACAAAAGAAGTAGAATCAGACCAATTAGAAGATCAAAAAGAAAAACTTGACGACTTAATACAATCAGTCACTAAAAGTAGTTAAGTTACAATCATAGTCCTATGTGTCTTGCTTTTGTTTTGTTTGACAAGGCACACTAGGACAGAGAGGAATATATGCAGATTAATCAACAAGTGTACTTCTCTATTGTTCCAGAGTGGTTAACAGAGAGTAAAGTTACAGATAATGCATTTAGAGTTTATGCAACTCTATGTAGATACGCTGATAAAGAAGATGGAAGTTGCTATCCCAGTATTAAATCTATTGGTAACAGATGTGGTAAAAGTCCTAGTTCTGTAAAACGTGCGTTAAAAGAATTAAAAGAAATCGGTGCGATCAAAGTAGAAGCAAGATATATTGATGATGGACAAACAAGTAATTTATATACAGTAATATTTAATCCTACCATATATGGTATGGGGGCTAAGGTCAAATATGAACAGGGGGTAAGTCCTAATATGGACCACAAACTAAAGTCATCTAACCAAAGTCATATTATACAAGAAGATAAATCGGGAAGAAAGTATCTATTTAATGCATTAAGTAATGCCTTAGAATATACACCAAAGACAAAACAAGAAATATCCGGATTTAATAAAGTTATAAAAGATATTGCAGAGATCGGTGGAACTTCAGAAGAAATAGAACAACGTGTCTATGTTTACAAAACAAAATGGAAAGATATAACTATTACACCATTTGCAATTGCTAAGAACTGGACTCTATTAGGTCAAATGGTCGAAGATAATAAACCACCGGAAGTTTATAACTGCGAAGATAAAGGACACAAGTGGGTTGATCTAGATGTTATTTTTCATTGTAGAATGTGCAAAAAAGAAAAATCAAAAGACTAAACTATAAGCATGGCAAAAACAGGATTCGAAGAATTTAATTTTGGCTTTCAAAGTGTTTTACATTATCTTGAGCAAGCCGATGATCTACTTTATTTAGTAGATAGTTTTGAAGCGCTTGAATCGAATGGAGTTTATGACGGAGGCCTTGTCATGAAAGCAATTGGTTGTACAATTGCAATTAATGTAACTGTTGAACGTGACGATTTCGCTATTCAAGTATTCGATCATGATGAAACAATTAGCTTGATCTTTTTACCTACAGGAGATGATTTACTCATGTTCTTACTAAGTTTAAGACGTGAATTAGTAGATAGTAAATATTATAAATAAATAAAATATGTCCTTTATATTTGTTATAATTTAATCATAAATTAAAAAGAAAAGGGGACTAATGACTATCAAACAAAAAACATTTAAACATTATCCAGAGGCTGAAGATGTTGTTGAGCATTTAATTGCTAAAACAGAAAAAAGTCTAGGCAAACTTGAAGAAAGTAAAAAAATCGGAATAAAGTTTTGGAATGATGAACGATTTGCTAAATATGATCGTGACAGGTACAACCAAAAACAATTACTAAATCATTTAAAAGAATTAAAAAAAGAAATAGACAATCACATAATACTTGATGATGTTGGCAGAGAAATGTCGGGCATGATGGATCAAGAGGCACCATTCTAATGGATTGGGCAAAAGAAATTGTAAGCAAAAAAGTATTTGAAAATAATATTGTTGATACAGAAAGCAA